GATTGAAGATGCTACTGTCATATATCGAATTTCTAGGGCTCCTGAGCGTAGGATTTTTTATATTGATGTGGGTAATCTCCCAAAATTAAAGGCAGAACAATACCTCCGTGATATCATGGTCAAGTATAAAAACAAACTTGTCTATGATGCCAACACAGGTGAAGTTCGTGATGACCGTAAGTTTATGTCAATGATGGAAGACTTTTGGTTGCCTCGCCGTGAAGGTGGTAAAGGCACAGAGATTACAACATTGCCTGGCGGTCAAAACTTAGGTGAGTTGGAAGATGTTAAATACTTCCAAAAGAAATTATATGGTTCATTAAGTGTACCAATTTCTCGTTTAGAACCGAATCAGGGTTTCTCAATGGGTCGTGCAGCTGAAGTTACCCGTGATGAGTTAAAGTTTTCCAAATTTGTTGAACGTATGCGTAATAAATTTGCAGATATCTTTAATCAAACTCTCCGTGTACAATGTGTATTAAAAGGTATTTGTACAGCAGAAGAATGGGAAGAATTTAGACAACAAATTTATTATAATTTTATTAAAGATAATAACTTTAGTGAACTAAAAGAAGCTGAATTGATGACTAATCGGTTACAATTATTAAGTTCAGTTGATCCATATACTGGTCGTTATTTTTCACAGAAATGGATTCAACAAAATGTTTTACGTTTGTCTGATGATGATATTAAACAAATGCAAAAAGAAATTGATAAAGAAAAAGAAGAAGGCCTTGGATTACCAGTTGGTGTAATGAATGATGTGGCCCAACAACAAATGGCCGGAGATATTCAAACACAACAAGCTGCAACTTTGGCTTCACATCAAGGTGAAGTTGATGCAAAGAATGAAAAGGCTACACAGAAAGAATCATCTGGTGTTTTTACTAAATTGAAACAGATATTATAAATATTTTGATAGGAGAATAATATGGAAACAACAAGACAAATTATTGATTACGCACAAAACGACCAAGGTGCAGAAATGCGTGATGCATTATATTCTGCCATTCATGATAAAGTGATGGCACATATTGACACCAAGAAACAAGAGATTGCACAGAACCTAATTGCACAACGACAAGATTCTTCTGGTGAAAATACATAAATATCTAACGGTACTTATAGTACAGAAGAATAATTAAACAGGAATAAAAATGGCAAATCAATTTACATATCAAGTATTGAAAGATACAACAGAACACGCTGTTATTAAATTAACAGGCCGATGGGATAGTGCAACTCAAGAAGATAATCCAAATCGTATTTCAGCCAATTCACTTTCTGGTGCATTGAACGCCAATACAATACCTGGTTTGTTATCGGATGGTGGTGATGCACTAGAATATTACGGTCTAGCAGTTCATCGTATTTGGTATGATACATACAACGGTGCAGGTGGCGATTTAGAATTATATTGGAATGCTGATCCAGTTGTACCTTTAATGTTACTATCAGGCAATTCAGAATATGATGGTGCCGGTAATTGGGTAACAATTCCAAATGCAGCTAAAGGTGCTGAAGGTGTTTCAAGTTGCAATGGTGACATTGGTATTCGTACAAGAGGTTATGTTGCAAATACTTCTTATACAATTGTTATAGAGTTGCGTAAACAAAACGAATACTATCAACGTGGCCAATTTAATGATCCTGCAGCGTTTAATTATGGTGCTTATTCACTTAAACCATAATGAAAGATTTTATTGATTCCATATTGTGTGGTGATTTAATAGAGGCAAAAGAGTCTCTAGTAGATAGAATAGAGGAATTAATTGCAGTAAAACTAGAAGAATTAGAATTAGAAATTTCTGATGATTTAGATGAAGCTGCAAATGTTATAAAAACTGGTAGAACAAAACTTGTCAGAGTTAGAATTCGTAAAGGTAAAGTTCAACGTAGAGTGAAGAAGTCAGCAGTACCAGGTTACACAATTCGTGGTGGTAAATTAACTAGAATGATGCCACAAGAAAGACGTAACCGCAAAATGGCTGCAAGGCGTGCCAAAGTAAAACGCCGTAGTAAATTAAGTCAATCATTACGGAAACGTAGTATTTCTTTAAGAAAAAGAACAGGAATGGGGTTATGAAGCTCATTACAGAAGTTACAGAAACAATAAGTTATCTTGCTGAAGAAAAAGACGGTAAGAAATCTTTGTATATTGAAGGACCATTTATACAAGCAGAAGTGGTCAATCGCAATGGACGAAAGTATATGAAAGAGTCCATGGCTAGAGAAGTTCAGAGATATACAGAACAATATGTTAATAAAAATCGTGCCTTTGGTGAGCTGGGTCATCCAGACACCCCATCAATAAATCTTGATAGAGTTTGTATGATAACTACAGCTCTACGCAATGAAGGAAATGATTGGATAGGCAAAGCAAAAATTCTTGACACCCCTATGGGTAACATTGTTAAGAGTCTAATCGAAGGAGGCGCCCAAATCGGTGTGTCTTCCAGAGGTATGGGTTCTCTTAAAAATGTTAACGGTATTAATATCGTTCAAGATGATTTCCATCTAGCCACAGCGGCGGATATTGTAGCAGACCCTTCAGCACCTAATGCCTTTGTTCAAGGTATCATGGAAGGCAAAGAGTGGGTGATGATAAACGGTGTTTGGACAGAACAACAATATACTGAAGCAAAGCAAATGATTCGTCAGGCTTCGCAGAAAGACATAGAAAAAGTAAGTCTACGCATTTGGGAATCGCTCGTCAAAAAACTTTAATTATAAATATCCATAATAAATCAAGGAGATTTTCAAAATGGGAAAATTCAATCTGTCAGAAGCCGCTAAAGACATCCTATCAGGTAATGTTTCAGGAAAACAAAGTGGCCAAGATAAACCATCAAAACTAAACGGCGATGTTGCTTACGGTACACAAGAAGTAGGTGATATCGGTGGTAATGTAACTAAAACTACTGATGCAGGACCTGATGCAACTAAAGGTACTCCAACAGCAACTGCACCTGGCGCAACACCTCCTGTAGGTTCTGAGCCAATGAAGAAGCTCAAAGGACAACCTGGTCAATCTGGTTCTGTGGAACAACCTGAAGGTAAAATGGGTAAAAACCAAATGCCTTTAAACAAAGGTTCTGTTGGTGTTCAACAGTACGAAGAAACTGAAACAGAAGATGAAGAAATTGTTTCAGAAGAAGAACACGAATCTGCCAAAATGGAGCGCAAAGAAGCCATGAAAGAAAAAATGAAAGACAAAATGAAAGAAGATCTGGATGCTCTATTGGGCAACGAAAATCTTTCTGAAGAATTTGTTACCAAAGCAACTACAATTTTTGAAGCTGCCGTTATTGCTCGGGCAGAGATGGTAATCGAAGAAGCTGAAGCAGAATTAATGGAACAGTTTGAAGAAGCTGTAGAATCCATTAAAGAAGATTTAGCTGCTAAGGTTGATGATTACCTCAACTACATGGTAGAAGAATGGATTAAAGAAAACGAAATCGCAATTGAAAAAGGTCTCCGTGCCGAAATCGTTGAAGATTTTATTACTGGTCTAAAAGGTTTATTTGAAGAACACTACATTGACATTCCTGAAGATAAGGTAGATGTTGTTGAAGGTTTAACTTCTAAAGTTGAAGAACTAGAAGAATCTTTAAATGAACAAATTGCTCGTTCAGTTGAAATGAAAAAAGAACTTAATGAACACAAAAAGATTGAGGCTATTTACACAGCTTGTGAAGGCCTGTCGCAGACCCAAGTAGAAAAAATGAAATCACTCGCAGAGGGTGTTGAGTTTACTACTGAGGAAGAATTCAATGGTAAAATGGAAACTTTGAAAGAATCATATTTCAAGTCTCCAGTAAAAGCTGCTGATAATTCTGCTTTGGATGATGAGGTTCAACTTGAAGAAGAAACCAAAAAGCCTTCTGGCCAAGGTGACGCTTTGATTGAACAATATGCGAAAACAATTTCGCAAACTCTGAAATAAACTAACCCCCTATAAAGGAAATAACAAAATGTATTTAACAGAAGAACTACAAAAAAAATGGGATCCAGTTCTGAACCATCCAGAACTTGAAGCCATTAAAGATCCATACAA